TAACCGTCATATGAATAAAGTAATAAAAAATGAAATAAGTTTATGAAACATTTAGAGGAAACACCTTGGTTTGTATGTGATGAAGGTGATACTAACTTTTGCGCTTACATTGATACGGATTCCAATTACTTTAATGCTGAACCTCTCTTAAAACATCTATACCCAGATTTTGAATCTTTTGATGATGTAAAAAAAGATGAAATATTAGAGGAAATAGCACTTAAATATCAAAATATTATAACTGAACATTATAATGTTTTAGCTAAAGAATGTTTTAATGTTCCTGATAAAATAGGAGAAGAATCTCATAAACATCGTTTAGAAATGAAGACTGAAGCAGTTATTAGATCTGCTTACTTTAGGGCAACCAGACGATATGCCCAGTGGATTACTAAAAAAGAAGGAATCAAAATAGATGAACTAGATATTAAGGGATTAGAATTTATGAAAGCTAATTTCCCTCCTATATTTGGAGAATTCTTTAATAGCATATTAGAACAGGTACTAAAAGGAGCACAACGTAAAGATATTTTAGATCAAATTAAAGTCTTTAAAAAACAAGTACTTAATGGAGAAATTTCAATTAATAAATTAGGTAATCCTACATCAGTTAAAAAACTAGAAAAATATACTGCCAAAAAGCCTAAAGCAGGGGAAGTATTCACTGGTATAGAAAGTGGAGCACCCGCTCCTGTTAGAGCTGCTATTAGGTATAATGATTTATTAAGATTATGGGGTTTAGATAAGAAATATAATTTGATTACCATGTCAGATAAAGTTAAATGGATTTACTTAAAAGATAATTCATATAAAATAGAAGCTTTAGCATTTTTGGATTATGATATGCCTGATAAAATCAAAGAATTTCTTAATACCTATGCTCATAAACAGCAAGTATTTGATAGCATATTATTAAATAAATTAGAAGGTTTCTTCTCTGATCTAGGGTGGTCTTTAGATTTGAATCCCCATATAAGTTTGTTATCTTCATACGAAATTTAAAAACATGATACATAAAAATAAATTACTAAGTTTCATTTCTAAGTATTACCTTAATGGTTTAAATAATCAGGTAAAATGGAGGATTAAAGAAAATAAACTAATAGTTTACGCTGGGGAAGCTGGAAGAGTTTGTAAAGTTGAATTAGATAATTTTCCATTAAGTGATGGAGAATTAGGAGTATTTGATACTAACAAATTAAGTAAATTAATTTCTATTACTAATGGGGAATTAATGGTGTCTGTAGACAAAATCAAATCTGTATTTACTAAACTCTATCTACAGGATGCTAATTTTAATTTAACTTATTCTTTAGCTGATATTTTAATTTTAGGAAAAAATACTTATTATAATGATCCTGAGAAATGGGCTATAGAATTAAATCTTACTTCTGAGGATATTGATTCTTTAATTAAGGCTAAAAATGCTTTATCTGATGTGAATAACATGTTAATAACCACTTCCAAAGATTTTGATGGTGGTAATATATGTGAATTTATTTTTGGAGATAACACTGGATTTTCAAATAAAATTACATATCAAATCTCATCCGGTATCATCCATCCTTCAAATTTCAGCATACCATATGATTCTAATATTTTTAAAGATATATTAAGCGTTAATAAAGATCAAGATTCTTATGTTTTGAAAATCTCATATGAAGGAGTATTAAAATTAAATTTTGAATCCAAAGATATAAAAAGTGAGTATTTCATAGCAAGGAATGAGTAGGTTTTATATTTATAATAAATCATTTAGTTACATATAAATAAAGTTATAATGACCCGAAAGAGAAAAACTCTTCAAACTATTAAAGATCCAAAATTAGATCCGTTTTTTATTACGGTTGATGATTACTGTTTTACTATAAAAGAAATAGTAACTCCGGATTCTACCCATTTCAAATCTAATGGTAAAAGAAAAGAATATGAACGTTCTTTATTCCATTATCCGCATTTTGATATGGCCTTAAATAAAATTATTGAATTACAGATGGGGGTAGAGGATTTTAATTCTTTAGACATTTACTTAGAACAATACCAAACAATTACAAATCATATAAAAAAATACACTTATGAACTTAGAAGCATTATTTGATGCAGTTATAGTCAAACCTCAAGAATCTGAGGAAACTACTTTTGGAAACATTATTGTACCAGATTTAGGAAAAGAAAAAAATGAAACCGCTATTGTAATAGCAGTTGGTCCTGGTAAATATTCAGTCACAGGTAATTTTATTCCTAGTATTGTAAAAGTAGGAGATAAAGTAGTATTACCCACTATGGGTTTTACTAAATTCCCATTCAATGGTGATGAATATTATGTAGGACCAGAATCACAAATACTTTGTAGAATTAAAACTGAAGAACAATGAATAAAGAAATAAATTTTGGAAGTAAAGCACGTACAGAATTAGTAAAAGGTATTGATATTTTAGCAGATGCTGTAGTAGTTACTTTAGGCCCTAATGGTAGAAATGTTGTGATTGCTAATGAAGGTTCTCCCCAATCTACTAAAGATGGAGTAACCGTAGCTAAATCTATTAAACTAAAAAATCCAACCCAAGAATTAGGAGTACAATTAGTTAAACAAGCGGCAATTAAAACGGCGGAGAAAGCAGGTGATGGTACTACTACTTCAACTCTATTAGCTAGAGAAATGGTTAAAGAGGGATTACAAGCCTTAAATAATGGGGAAAATGCAGTTGGTATTAAGCGTGAGATTGATAAAGCAGTAGAAGAAATAGTTCAATATCTTAGAAAAAATTTATCTGAAGATATTTCATCTGAAGATCAATTGGAACAAATCGCTACTATTTCTGCTAATAATGATCCTGAAACTGGTAAACTTATATCTACCGCTATTGAAAAAGTAGGAATGGAAGGGATTGTTCATATTGAAGAATCTAAAACAGGAGAAACATATCTTGAAACAGTAGAAGGTATGCAGTTTGACAGAGGTTATAAGTCACCTTATTTTGTGACCAATAACAATAATATGACCTCAGTTCTAGAAAATCCTATGATTCTTATTGCTGATCAAAAATTCACTCAAGTAAAAGAATTATTACCTATTTTAGAAGCAGTATCAAGTCAGGGAAAATCACTTTTAATTATAGCTGAAGATATTGATAATGAGGCATTGGCTACTCTTATTGTAAATAAAATGAGGGGTATAATGAAGGTGTGTGCAGTTAAAGCACCTGATTTTGGAGATAGAAGAAAATTAATTTTAGAAGATATTGCCATTACTACAGGTGGACAAGTATTTTCTAAAGAAAAAGGAATGAAACTTGAAAAATTTAGTTGGGACTGGTTTGGAGAAGCTAGAACTGTAACCGTAGATAAAGAAACAACAACAATTGTAGATGGAAAAGGAAGAACTGAGTCAATTGAAGCACGTATTGAAGAGTTACAACAACAAGTCAATAAAGCTCAAACCCCGTTTGAAGTTGAAAAACTCCAAGAAAGATTGGCGAAATTCGTCGGAGGAGTAGCAATTATTCATGTAGGTGGAGTTACTGAAACCGAAATGAAAGAATTGAAAGATAGAGTAGATGATGCTTTACATGCTACTAAAGCCGCTATTCAAGAAGGTATTGTACCTGGAGGTGGAGTAGCTTTATGGCACGCTCGTGAAACTATTAATCGTACTACAACAGGCGCTAAAATTGTTTATAAAGCCTGTGGTAAGCCATTTGAACAAATTCTAATTAATGCCGGATTTAGTTCCATTGAAGCTCAAATGATAGGATTAAAATTTGATCCTAATGAAACTTGGGTGGGGTACAACATTAAAGAAGAACAATATGTTGATATGAAAGCCGCGGGAATTATTGATCCTACTAAAGTAACTAGAACTGCACTTCAAAACGCCGCTTCAGTAGCCGGTACCATTCTATTAACAGAATGTACAATAGTTGATGAACCTCAAGAAGAAAAATCACCCCAACTTGACCCTATGATGGGGATGATGTAAGAATTTAAGGGAAACGTTTGTTTCCCTTAATTTTTTTTATTATATTTAGGTACACAAAAATTAGTTATAAATGAAAGAGCATAGTCTGCTAGTTGAAAAATACCGCCCTATTGAATTAGAAAATTATGTAGGTAATGAACATCTTAAAACTACAATTTCTAAATACATAGAACAAAATGATATCCAAAATCTTATATTTTATGGGCAAGCCGGTGGAGGTAAAACTACCTTAGCTAAATTAATTGTCCAAAATTTAGATTGTGAATATCTTTATATTAATGCAAGCGATGAAAGAGGTATTGAAACTATTAGAGATAAAGTATCAGGATTTGCTAGTGTGGCTTCATTTAAACCTATAAAAATAGTCATATTAGATGAAGCTGATTTTTTAACAATCCAAGCCCAAGCCTCACTTAGAAATGTTATTGAAACTTTTTCTCGTACTACTCGTTTTATAATGACCTGCAATTATATAGAACGAATCATTGATCCTCTCCAATCTAGATGTCAAGTAATTAAAATTACTCCTCCTTCTAAAGGTGAAGTGGCTAAACATTTAGCTTGGATTTTAGAAAAAGAAAATATATCTTATGAGTTAGAAGATATTAAAATTATTATTAACCAATATTATCCTGATTTAAGAAAGTGTCTAAATACTATTCAACTTAATTCTAAAGAAAATATTTTAAAATTAGATAATTCTATTCTAGTTTCTTCTAACTATATTAATGATATAATTAATGAATTAAAAAAATCTAAACCTCACTTTATTAATATTCGGCAAATAATTGCTGATTCTAATGTTGAAGATTTTGATGAATTATTTAAAACTCTTTACACTAGAGCTTCAGAATACGCTCCTAATAAAGAAGGAACAATAGCTATTCTAATAAATGATCATCAATATAAGGCTAATTTTAGAATTGATAAAGAAATTAACGCCTGTTCACTTATACAACAAATAATAAATAACAAATAAATATGGAACAACCTCAATTAAACATTAATCTCACTAACACTACAGGAATTAAAAACTCTGAAAATAGTAGTGTATTCCAGCAAGGAATTATCTTAAGAAAAATTTCAAAATTTATAGCAGGTACTCCTGAAGATGCTATTATTCCAATTCCAGTATTTTATGATCCCCATACTTTTAAAATATTTGCGGAGGGTTTACCTAAAGAACTTCGTGAGGAACTTAAAGATGAATGTTTCTAAATGAATACTATATTTGATTGGTTAAAAGAAATAAATACTCTAAAATCCCATCCTGATAAATTTACCACTCAGGATTGGGATGTTTGGAACAGCTATATGATTCATAGATTTTTAAGTCAAAATATGAATTTTATAGAAATAGTAAATGAGATTCAATTGTTACCACCAACAAGTAAAAAACAAATCTACACTATATATAGAGAATTTATTCCTAAAAATAATAAATGGTCCAAGTATATAAAATCTTCCAATAAAGAACCAAATAAGGATTTAGTATTAAAATTAAAAGATTATTTTAAAGTATCTACTCGTGAGATAAAAGACTATTTAAAAATTCTAAGTAAAAAAGAAATACAAAATATTTTAAGTAAACAAGGACTAGAAGAAAAAGAAATTAAAACTTTATTAAAATGAAAAAAGAATTATACGATATGTTAATAACTCAAGCTATGGCTGAAAAATCAAAAGCCCTGCTTACTTTAAATTTACTCTCAGAACATCCTGCGGGTATAGGAGACCATTCAACTAAAGATTTTTATCAAAACGCTGAGGATGCTTTAAGGATGCTTGTAGATGCTAATGACAAAATTTCTACTTTAGAAGAATATTTTAAATCTAAACATGTATTATAATGAGTGATTCTGTAACTGCTTACTATGATCGATTAGAAGATAAAAAAGAAAATCATGAAATAAATGAACTCTCTTCTTCCCAAGTTTTCCAATTTACTTATCCTGAATTAAGTGAATCATTTAAACATTTACAAAAAGAACAATTTGATCTTTTTAGTCAAAAAATGTTAGATTATGGTTTAGGAAACATATCATTAGGTGGAGATTTAAATAATTTAGAAGATACCAATTATGCTCTTCAAGGTATTCAAATTAGATTAAATGATAAAATTAACAGATTAAAAAATCTTCTTAAAAATGGAAAAAATTATGTTCCTGGAGAGAATATAAAAGATACTTTTATTGATGTGGCAACATATGGGATGATTGCTATGTTAGTAATTGAAGGAAAGTGGAAAAAATAATAATATTTTGGCTAA